CTAATTTTTTTCATTTCATCACCAGTTGCACCAGAAACCGCTTGGATATCAGCCATTTTTTGTTCAAATTTCATGGATTCTTTTACGGCCATCGCAAGTCCAGCGCCGATAACTCCAGTCATGGCTGCAAAGGTAGTTCCAACTTGTCCGCCTACATCCTGCATTTTATTTCCTGTATCACGCATTCGTTCTCCGGCACGATGGAATCGATTCTGCTGTTCAGCTAGTTCACGGTTTGTTTCTCTTATTTCATTTTGAATCCGTTCCTGAGCCGTTTCAGCACGATTCATTGCAATTGTATTATTATCGATTTGTGTATTTAATCGTTGTAAAGCTTGACCATTCGCGGTGTATTCAGATTGAAGTTGTTTCAATTCTTGTTTCAGTTGTTTTGCCTCTTGAGAGTTACGTCCAAAATTTTGTACAGCTTGATCATATTGTGTTTCAAGTCGTTCCATTGATGCTGCCAACGTCAAATTCGAAGCTTGTAATTGCTCTTGTTTTTGTCTTGCTTGCTCAATTTTTTGACGATAATGTTCTACTTTTTGACCTTGTAAGGTGAACTTCTCATTTAGATGCGTTAACTTATTTTGTAACTGTTCTACAGAATTCCCAAGTAATCGAGCGCGTTCGCTCGTTAAATTAAACTCCGAATCTAACAACCGTAAACCTCGATTGATACCTGCAACTCCATTTTCAAACCTTTGCGTATCAAGCGTGACCCTTGCGCCAATCTCCATATCTCCAGCCATTTACTTCACCTACCTTTATAACCAATCTGGGGCCTGATTTGCTGTCCGTACTACGTTTCTATCATCTTGTCTCTTCTTGTACGCTAAAGTTTTAAAGAAAAGTACTAAATCCATCTGGTTTATATCCGCCTGGGACATACCAGTATCTTGCAACATACTATATATTCCTAGCATCATTTCTGTTGGTTTGAATGGTTCTTTCTGTTCCTCTGTCTCTTTTTTTTTGCTGAATTTGTCTTTGAATCAATAGCATTAATAATCGCTACAGCTTCCGCAATACTTCCTACAATCGCTAAACAAATAGAATAAATAGTTGAAGATAAAAACCAAGCATGCACACCATTAAGGAATTCTTCTACAGTGAAACGATTCCCGAATACCTTTACGACAAATTGGGTGGCTTCTTTTAAAGAATCAAACGGCACTCTATCTGCATTTAATTTTTCTGTCCATTCAGATGCTGCGAAAGCGTCTGTTGCTGGGATGAAATGTGGTAAAAAAAACGTTCTCTTACCAGAAGGTAAATTCAAAACTAATTTAAATGATTCGCTTTTTTGATTTTCTTGCATAACTCAATCTCCTCCTATAAAGAAAAGGCACAGCATTAAGCTGCACCTTTGTTATTTTTAAGCGCCAGTGGCTACTGGTGGACTTGGCACTGTTTTAAACCAATTTGATGCAACCGCTGCATCATAACCTACTTCTTCTTCATCTAAGCGATGTCTCCAATTCCCATCCGAACGCTGGATTGCTTTACATTTAATTTTTGCTGACTGGAACGTTGGCTTGTCTTCTGCTGTCTTATGTTCATCCTCAGGAATTTCAAATTTCGTTTTATAGTAGCAATAAAAACGATTTTTCCCATTATCTTTCGGTAAACGGTATAATAGCGCTACATATGGAGCAACATCATTTACATTGTCAATTACTTGACCTTTAATTAGTTTCTTTCCTAATAGTTCAGCGTAAGTAGATAATGAAATATCTGCTGTTTCTAATTCGATTTCTACACCACCAAATGCACTTGCTGTCGCTAAAGGCCCTCCTTCAGCATAGAACGTAACTGATTCATTTTTAGGTGATGCTTTACCACTTACCGCATCCCCGATCTTCTTAGGTATCCCATACGTGAACTTCCCATCTGGTGCTTCTGTTAATGGTGCATAATGTAAATCTCTAAAATCGACTGCAATTGCCATATTTGTATTCCTCCTAAACTTTTAATTCCGTACGAAACCTCATACCATAATGATAGATTTTCGTATCTGGTTCATATAAATTTGCTGTTGTAATGCGCTTAAAACCTATATTTTTCATTGAAATGTCTACTGCTTCTTTTAGATCACCCTTCACAGGACTAAACGACCAGATATCTACTTGAAATAGAATAATGCTGGTGGATTCCGCACCTTCCGCGTATCTCCCAGCACCATTATCTAATTCTGAATAAGTAATCCATGTTTTGCCGTTGTCATCGCCACGAATCATGTTATAGATAAATTCTCCACCAAGTTTTTCCACAATAAAAGGAGTCGTAAGAGCGCGTAACACATCTTTTTCTAAAAATCTCATACGATATGCAACGCCGCCGCAAAGACATTTCGCATTTCATGAACTGCCTTTACTTCTGTATGGGTTACTGTCTTTTCAATAAATCCTTTATGTGGTGGATGTGGCATTTTACTGGTTCCCCAGTTTTGGAATTTCATATAAAAGTGCGGGGAATTGTCATCTTTTCCCCATCCTACACTAATTGATTTGACTCCATTTCGAGTCTTTACTTTACCAACAAGAACTTCATCTTTTGCATGTTTACCTGTTCGCCATGATTCTTTTGGTGAAGGTGGTTTCGGATATGTGCTTACTGGGCTTTCTACCTCTAATGCATCCCTTACTACCTCAGCGCCTTTTCTTAGTGCCGAGTTTTCAATTGTTTTTACACTTCTTCCTAAAGCTTCAAAACGCTGAATTGCTTCCTGTATTCCAAAGGTCGTTACTTCTGCCATATAGGTCGCTCCTCGCACACCAAGCATATCTCTTTATGTTGTTCATCAACATCTACAACAGCTTTTATTTCAAAGAGTCGCCCATCATACAGGACTCGCATTTTCGAATTAATTCCCCTACGAAATCGCATAAAAAAATTCACTGTACGTACCGCATTTTCGGTATTTCCAGCGAATATTTCATAGTTAAATCCCTTTCCAAATGGTGTTTTTGCTCTTGCCCAAACAGTGACAACGTCTTTCCATTCTGATGGAACTGGATTCCCTTCTTCATCTTTTTTATTTGTAATTTCTTGTTGAATGGTTATTCGTTTATTTAATTTACTTGGATTCATGATTATCACCACTATTATAGTCCCTTAATTGTAATATGGTCGTTTCTAATGACTGTTTTAATGCGGGGATATTTAATGATTTATCCTGATTCTCATAGTTTAATAAGACATGCGTTATTACCGCAATTTTATATAGTGCCTTTTCACTTTCCGGAACACCAGATCCTAATAAGGATTCTTTTGCCCCATCGATAAGAAGTTGAATATCTGTATCCTCTTCATCACCATCGATTTTCAATTTTCTTTTTAAAAGCTCTAACATATAATCACCTATAATCCTGAAGCATTGGTTTTCGCTGATAATTCAGCGCTTAACGGAGAATTTAATCCGTTATTTCCAACAGCTTTCACTTGATAAGAATATGTTGTAGCACCCGTTAATCCTGTGTCTTTATAGGTTGCTGTTACGGAAGTTCCAACTTGTTTTCCATTTCGGAATACTTGATACTCTTTAATTCCCCCATCATACGCAACAGGAGACCAACTTATGTTGGCCGTTGTTACCGTAGTAGAATCAACTTTTAATCCTGTTGGTGCTTGGGGTGGATTAGGGTGTAGTTTGTACTTCCGCGATACGGAATGCTGATTTCAACTTAATTTTATGATCAAACCAAGCTGTTAAAACAAATAGTTCAATACCTGTTTTCACATCTTTGTCACGATCATAAATCATATTAGGATCATAGTTGAAGTGAGAATATCGAAAATCACCAACAACAGGATTCACTGCTGAATCACAGAACTTAACTGGTTTCCCTAAAACTTGTTCTGGTTGAGCATTATATAAAGTAGCACTACCATTAGCAAGCATTTCGATTATCTCTAGATAATCTGCATAACGCATTTTAATAGTTGCATTTGCACGAAAATCTTCATGTAAATCTGCAATTGCTGACTTAATAGATTTATATAAATTAGCACCTTTAACAGATTTAATGCCAGCTTTATAGAATGACATAGATTCTTCTCCAGCTTTAGGAGTTGTTGTGAATGCTACTTTCTTCTCTTTTGCTGCTAAACCACTTTCTAACGCCTGATCTACAGTTTGTACTAAGTTTGTATCAGTTGCGGCTAAAACAGTCTCTGAAATAGGGACAAAGACCTTGAATTTGTTACGTCCAAAGGTTACAACATCACCTTCTGCCTTTAATTCTTTTGCTGTTTCTGTATCAGCAATAAAATCATCATCATCTAATGTAAATGTAACTTTAGGAATTTCAAGGTTAGTTACACTTGTAAATGTAGATACATCTCTTAATGGATTTTTAACAAACGGTTCATGCAATAATTCATTCGTCATTGTACTTGGGAGAATCTTTTCTCCTCCTGTTGAATTTTTATCACCAAGAGCTGCTCGTGCTTCTTGTGATAAGGTACCTCCACGAATTGTAGCTCGAACCAATTCCGCTTTCGCTGCAACTACCTTTTGTTTTGGGTCTTCAATAGATTGCAAACCAGTTTGATTTTGAAATTGTGCTTTTTGTTCAGCTTCCATCGTGTCATGTTGCTCTTTAATGACATTGAAACGCATTTGAAGGTCTTTCTTTGATTGTTGTAACACTTGAAGACTCTCCATAGTTGCGGCTGGATCAATTGCCTTCTGAGACAGCTCACTCTCTACTTTTTGTAGTTGTTGACCAATAGTAGCTAAATTTTGTTTTAGTTCAAATAATGTATTCTTTGAGAAGTGTTGCAAGTTACCAATAGATAATCGAAATTTTGTTTTCATTTTCATGAATGGATTCCTCCTAAAATTGTCTCTATATAGTCCGCGTTAGCTTTCGCTTCTTCGGCAATCTTTTGTCGTTCTAACATTTCGTTCGGTAATATGTCGGCCTGTGTATTTACTAATTGTTGTGGAACATTTTTGTATTGCTTCATCCACTTTTCATCTAGACAGGCTGCGGCATTATTTGCTGGGATAATTTCATCACAAAGTCCGTACTCTATTGCTTCTTCAGCCGATAACCAGGTCTCTGCATCTAGCAATTGTTTTAATACATCTGCATCTAACTTATCACCACCACGAGTTAAATAGTGTTGCACCATCGATTGATTAATACGTTCAATGTCATCAGCTGCTTTACGTAGCTGATCAGCATTTCCTGATGCGTACGTCCATGCATTGTGGACCATCAACATTGAATTAGCATACATAATAATTTTGTCTGAAATCATAGGTAATACTGATGCACATGAAGCACCTATACCATCAATATAGGAAATAACCTTCGCTGGATGTCGTTGTAACATTGCGATAATAGCCATTGTTTCAAAGACAGATCCACCCGGACTATTGATGTATAGATTAATAGTTTCAATACTATCACCTAATTCATCAAGTTCATTTTTGAAAGTAATAGAAGATACTTCGCCATACTCTTCCCATGCATACTTTGTAATTTCTCCATAAATAAAAACATCGGCCGATTTACCATTGGCGGATGTTTTCATTTGAAAAAACTTATTCTGTTTGTTCTTTGCCACTGTTTTTCACCCCCTTCCGTTGAGTTGGGTCCATATCAATTGGATATAGATCACCACTTACCCAAAGTTTAGATGCATTACCACCTACAGGTGGCTCGTCTTCTTTTTGGCGTACATCATCTTGTGATAACCATCCGCTCCTAATTGCCGCTTGATAATAAGCCGTTCTTGAGGCTGTATCACCTCTTAATAGGCCTCCAAGGTTAAATTTAAAATAATGCCCCTCTTTCCGTTCTTTTTTATTTAGTAGCTTACGGTTCATTTCTTGCTCATATTGACGAACTATAGGAGTTAAAGTCATTTGAACAAACTGAATCATCAACTGTTCATTGCTACTATAACTCTGGCCTTCTGTATCATTTAAAAAAGAAACAGGGACATTAAAAACGTTAGCAACTCGTGAACGTGTAATCCGTTCTGATGCTAACGTGTCTGAAGCGAAGTATTTCCGCTCCATTTCTTCAATATTCACACCTGGTTCTCTAAATAAAATCCCACCATTCTCTTGATAAAATCGTCTAAAATCATCAATGATTTTTTGTCTCTTATCAGCATCTACTTGCGTCGCATAATCAAGAATAAAACTATCTTTCTTCTGCATTTCTGACAGACTAAATTCTTGTACTGCCTTATCGTATTCTAAAGTATTTCGTAAAACATCAATTGGGCAAATACCTTTCCATCTTGAAATACCTGTGATGTGCTTGACATGAAACATATTCATATTGTGGATGTAATACGTACCTTCAATCCCACGCACTTCATACCATAAATTGTTATCATCCTTGTTTAAAAAAGGCGTTACATAAGTGGATTCAATAGGGATTAATGATTCCACTTGAAATCGAATATCACGAACGATAGCTGCATATCCGTTTCCAGTTTCATTTCTTGAAACTTCAATTTTATTTATCCATTCAAATCCAGTCATATTTGGATTAGGTTCATTCATTACAACATCAGACACTTGATTAAAAACCGTGTCATAATCCTTATAAAGCTTTAATGGTAATGATGCTACCGTATTAGATAACCTACTAATTACACTGAAAATCGTCTCGTTTGTAGCTAACTTTGCATTATCAATACCCCAAAACTTCCTTCCAAACCATGAAGAGAAGTCAAATCCCGCACCTTTCCATCCGGCGGCCGCGCCTTTTATTGCTCCCTTCATGCGTTCTAACATTTTCAAGTTCTCACCGCCTTTCTATTTAAAAAGATCGTTAACTGATATAAACTCAATATTTCCATCACCTTGCACTTGAGACAACATAGGAATTACTTCTGTATGAGCATTTAAAAATGCTGCAAAACCATCAATCTTTCGATATTTACTCTGTTTAGATGGCAAAAAGTTACCGTTTCTATCTTCCACAAGTTTTACATTGTTCATATACCAACGGAAAAGACGATTCTTATTACTTATTACCTTTCCATCTAACAACAGTTCTTTTACATCTTTTAATGCTGGGCTTAAAGTTAAATGCCCCTGTCGAACCGGTTCTGTTTCAAATCCATATGCTTTCAAATCTTCATTTAAACGATACGCATTTGCGGGATCATAAGTGATTTTTTTTATAACATACTGTTCAGACTGTTTAACAAACCAATCATAAACATACTCATATTTCACATATTCACCAGGAATAATAGTTAACCAACCTTTGTCTTTAAATTCTTTAAAGTCAATATTTTCATTATCACGATCCACTTTAGCTTGTGGAACCCAACTATGAGACAAAACAAAAACATTCCCATCATCTAATGGGAATTCTAAGCAAGCGCTTGTAAAATCTTCTGTTGAAGATAAATCATAACCAGCAACACATTCTTTACCAGTTAATGACTCCATCTCTATAACTTCTTCATTTCTTTTTAATATTTCAATACCAACGAAGGACATTTCATCGTTATCAACAAATATATTAAACTGCTTTGTGATCCAGTCGTTCTTTTCTGCATCTGTATACTTATCCGTATTCCAATCATCAATCAAAGATGGAAGATCCAATGAAACTCCCATATTAGGATTTGCTTTAATCCATAATTCAGGATTCTCAATTTCATCCACGCTGTCCATTTCAGCCATGAAATAAAATTTTCTATCTTGATCAATAACCCCTTCTAAAACATCAGTTGCAATTTCATAGTATTGAACAAGTGGTCCTTCAAGCTGATATCCTGCCGTAGTGATATAAACAATCATTGGCTGTTTACGTGCACCGCGTGATTTTTTAATAACGTTAATTAACTTAAAGTTTTTAAATTCATGTATTTCATCAAAAATGCCAAGATGTGTATTTAATCCGTCTAGCTTCTTACTATCGGATGCACGAGGTTCAATTTTAGAATGAGTTTTATCATAAAAAATCCCTTTTTGATTCTCACGTAAATGTTTTCGAAGAAATGGTGACTTTTGAACCATTGCACGACTTTCATCAAAAAGTTCCCCAGCTTGTTGTTTTGTATTGGCCAAAACATATACACGAGCACCAGGCTCATTATCTTTAGCAACCGCATAATTAGATAGACCAGAAATCATTGTTGTTTTCCCGTTTTTGCGGCCAATAAAAATAAGGCCCTCACGAAAGCGCCTATAACCAGTATCTTTATGAACCCATCCATATAAAGAGCCAACAACAAAGTGTTGCCACGGCTGAAGGACTAAACTTTTATAGTCCCCTTTTGACGGACGACAAAATTTTTCAATATAACGAATCGGACGATGAGCCTTTTCAATATCAAACACCCAAGGGAATTCTTCAGTACCTTGTCTTTTTAAGTCATTTAAATGTCGTTGGCAAGACATAATATTTTTCTTACTAGCTTTTATGTTTCCTTGAACCACTTGCTCTGCATACCAAGTCGTCCTTAGTTCAGGAGATGGATTTGCCAGAATATAAAAATGTTTTATCTGTTCATTTCGCCAATTCTGATACCACTTGGCTATTTCAGATGGCTTAGAAGTCGTTGAAATCATCTTCAGAATCCCCAGTTAGTTCTTCCTGAAGCTTTTTACGGCTTGCCCCAGTCAATCCTAGTTCTCCTAAATATTGACGGATCTGCTGCAAATACTTAGGTATCTCTGGTATCAAAGTATGCTTAGTCAGATTGGTAGCACCTGCTTTATTCGTATACTCCATTGTCAGCCCTTCTTTTTTTACATTGGCCGCCATTTCCCTAAACATTTGATAACTGAAAGCAATTGCTTCAACTACAATAGGATCATTGATTTCAGCCTTACCTTCTCTTTCCAGAACAGACCAAATGCGAATCCAAGTATCTTTTCCTACCTTTTTCAAATGAGTAGGTGGTTTCCTCTCAATCACGATGTCACCCCACTTACATTTTATGGATAAAAAGTGTTTGTCCGAAAATAAAAAGCCCTTATTTTTGGGGTTTACCCCCCTTTAGAAAAACCACTTGCGTTGCACACGAAGGAGGGCACCGGTCTGGGCGGAAACGGCTCTGAACAATAAATGGAGGGGGCTATATGAATTCTTTGTTCGCTTTTACTTTTACGAACTGAATCTTTCTTTTGCTTTTCTTTTTCCCTCCACCCTTTTCTGGATGTTCTTTGTTGTGACATGCATTACATAAACTAATTAAGTTATCTAAAGTTAATGCAAGTTCAGGATATTCATTTCTTTCTTTGACATGATGAACCATATCAGCAGGTACTGGTATCAATGGATCGTGCTTCATACACTCTTGGCAACGGTAGTTGTCTCGTATCAACGCTAATTCTCTACACCTTCGCCAAGCTGTGCTGTCATAGAACTTCTTCGCTTCTTTATCCCGATTGTATTTATCATAGTACTTTCGTTGTTGTTTGATTTTGTTTTCAGTCATTACTTTGAACTATCGTTTGAGCTATGACTTCACCATCACAATATAATTCAACGGTTTCAACTCCTCCTGTATACTTGCTCATAAACCTTTCTAACTTCTCAAATGCACTTACACATTCGTTGATAGCTAAAGTAAGTTCTTCAATATTCGTTTTCGCTTCTGTCGTATCAATATCAATGTGAGCTGACACTGTATTTCGATTCTCCATCATTCATCCTCCTCTAAAATAAAAAGCATCCTAATGGATGCTTTTTATTAACTACTTATTCGTACTTCAATTACGGTAAATGAAGTTTTATTCTTCTTCCAAACACCTAATATCATCACCTCATTAAGCTTGCACATTATTAGGTAATTGGAAGAAGAGCAAACGCCCTTCTCCGTTTTACACAACGTGAATTGCTATTGAATGTGAAATCAAAAAACAACTGTCCATCCAATAAACAACCATCGCCACCGGTCATGACGATCCATTTTCATTTATAAGGAATCTTGCGAGCACAGTTTTCCACCATTTCTCACAATACAAATATAACATGTCCAAAACCTAACTTCGTCCGTAAATCGTTCGCAAATAGTTCGCTTTTTGAAGTATTTTAACACCCCAAAGGCATTATATGGTTTAATTAGAATATGAAAATATTATTTTTAAAGGGGATAATAGAATGAAATTAAGAAGTTTATACTTAAAAAATTTCCGTGGATATACTGAAGCCCAAATTGATTTTGACGAAAATATGAATGTTATTATTGGGAAAAATGATATTGGAAAGTCCACGATAATGGAAGCATTAGAAATCTTTTTTAATGGAGACAATAGAGATACCTTGGTTAAAGCAGAGATAAATGATTGTAATATATATTGCTCTGACAAGAACATGGAGATTGGTGCCAAATTCTCCTTTGAAGAACATGAAATTACAATAGTCGATACTTCCAATCCTACTTCGCTAAAAGAAGAATTTTTGCTTAATGAAAATGGATTATTGGAAATTAGAAAGGTTTGGGATTGTTCTAAAAACAGTCTTACTTCTACTAGTTTAACAATATATCTAGTTGCAAACTATCCTGATACTATCCCTAATCATCTAATAACATTAAAGCAAAGTGCTTTACGCAAATTACTAGAAAATAACACCTTGCTAATTGAAGGTTATGAGTCTATAAATAAAACCAAAAATGCTGAAATGCGTAAAGCACTCCATAATTTCTATATAACGAAAGATACCCAATTCAAAGAAGAACTTATTGAAATAAAAAAAATAGACTCTGATAGTAAAAATATCTGGGATAAAATCAAAACACATTTACCATTATTCTTTTTATTCCAATCAGATAGAGCAAACTCTGACTCTGATAGCGAAGTGCAGAACCCGTTAAAGATCGCCACAAAAAAAGTGTTAGGTGAAATTGAAGACAAATTAGATCAAATTGTTGAGGATGTAAAAAAAGAAATTTCATCAGTTGCTGAACATACAATTGAAAAACTTAAAGATTTTGATGGTGATATTGCCACTGACTTAAAGACTAATTTAAAACTAAAAACATGGGATTCACTCTTTTCTTTTCAACTAGAAAGTGATAATGGTATTTCTTTAAACAAAAGAGGAAGCGGTATTAAACGCTTAATTCTTATAAGCTATTTCCGTGCAGAAGCGGAGAGGATATCGAAAGAACAAAACAATCGAGATATTATTTATGCAATTGAAGAACCTGAAACATCCCAACATCCAAACTATCAAAAAATGATTCTCGAATCATTATTGAAAATCAGCCAAGATTCAAAACATCAAGTTATAATTACAACTCATACTCCCGAAATTGCCAAAATGGTAAGTATAGAAAACCTAATATTTATAAATAAAATTAATAACACACCTATCATCATAGAAAATGAAGAGGACAAGCTCAAAGGCATTGTAGAAACTTTAGGTATACTACCTACAATTGAATCAAAAGTCGTACTCTGCGTTGAAGGTCCAAACGATGTTAATTTCTTACGAAACATTAATGAATCGATTGATGAATACAAAAATATTATTGACTTGAAAGCCCTTAATATTAGCATTATACCAATGCGTGGGAGTAATTTAGTAACATGGGTAAATGAAAACTATTTAAATAATTCAAACGTAATTGAATTACACATTTACGATAACGATATGCCTAAATATAAAGAAAAAGTATCTCAAATGATGGAAAGCCAAGATGGTCGACGATTCGGATTTATTACTGCAAAAAGAGAGATGGAGAATTATATTCCAGCTGAATTAATTGAAAAAGAGTTCAGCATTAATTTAGACAAACATAAAATCAAATGGGATACAGTTGATGTACCTAAACTGTTAATTGATTTAGTCATGCAAAATATTAAAGAACCGAAAGAAAGAGAAGAGATTATTAAGCAAATATTAAATGGTCAGCTCACAAAGAAAATAACAAAATCTCAACTAGAGTACTGTAACAGTTATGAAGAGATAAGAATATGGTTTGAACACATTGCTGAGTTTTACCAAACCAATTGGTATAAAAAAATGATTGAGAGCAACCAAATGCCTACTCTAAAACTTTAACAACTACATAATTATTAAGTAAAAGTCCTAAAAGTCTTTGTGATTTTTAAGGACTTTTACTATTTTTTTGATATATTTTTGCCTAAAGTTCTTTTTTTGAATTCACTATAAACCAGATTGTGTTGAATTGGACCATATCGTTTTCCCTTAGAGCTATCAAGCTTTTCTGTACTTCTTAAAAATGAATTTGACACTTTTCTTTTGTAGCTAATTCAAAAATGGCTAAAAAAAGAAGTGTTTAGATTTTAAATTTCTTTTGATAATCATTTAATGTATCTTGTTCAATCCCTATATATCTTAACGTCTCTTTTTGGTCCGTATGATTTAACATTCGTTGCAAAACAACTATATCTTTAAACTGTTTATAATGATGGTACCCATATGTTTTTCTAAGTGAGTGAGTCCCAATTCGTTCTAGTCCAAATTTTAAGGCTGCTTGATTCAGAATTACATAGGCCATCGATCTAGTAATAGGTTTGTTCTTCCCATTTCTACTTTTAATAAGAAATTCGTTCTTTGGTTTCCCTTTCGCATATTCCCTCAATGCTTTCTTTAAATCTGAAGGCATCTTTACCTCTTTAACCTTTTTGGTCTTCTTTTCACGAATAAATATACTCCAACCTTCTACATCTCGAACTCGTAAACGTAGGATATCTGAAATGCGTAACCCTGTATTAATGCCCAGAAGGAGCAGAATGTAATTACGCTCATTCTGCTCCTTAAAATATTCTTTTAGCTCCTGGATCATTTCTTTATCTCTAATTGGTTGAACAAGATTCATACATTCTTCACCCCTTCCTTACGTTTCACTTTTTTCTTATATACTTCTACTTTAAGATTAAATGCTAAACGCAATAGTGCTGAGCCTTTCAACTTATAATACTTCGTTTTTCCTACACCTAACTCTAGCCAAATATTTAAATCTGATTCCATTTCTTCTTCCATATAACTTTTATAAATAATGAATCTTTCATCAGGTTTTAACATATTTACAGCCTGGTGTATCCAATCCATAAACTCTTTTCTTTGTTGTTCCAGTTCAATCCGCTCAATAGCAATATCTTCAGTGGAACTATGAAATTCATTTGTAAATGTCGGAGGAACCTCTGAAAACATTGTCGTTACTTTCGGCATTAAACTACTTGGCAATGTATTTAAATACTCACGATAATTCCCCAGAACTTCTTCTACCGCTTTCTTTGTTTTCTTTGTATCAACAACTGGCATATTAAAAAATAACTGTTCTCTCATAATGAGTTCCTCCTTAATTAATTTTTACTTTTGTCTTAAAGCTCCACGTCTACGCTCATAACGCGGCCCACGAATCCCCATTAAATCTTCAATGTCACGAGTACTTAACTTCTCTTTTCGTTTTTTCTTATTTGCTTGTTTTGATTTCTTTTTCCACTCACGTAACTGATCTCTTAGCACCTTCATTTCCCCATCTCCCTTTTCAAAATAAAAAGGACACCTATTCCTAAAACAGCTTTAATTGCTGCTTTAATGAATTGGTGTCCTCTAGTTTTCTAGCCGGACGATATTTGTTTTTCATTCACTTTAATGAACCAGCTCGTACAAAGATGTTTCTCCAAGCGTTATCAACTTGATATTTCTCTACAGCCTTCGCACGACGAGCAATCGCTTTTCTTACCTTTCTTTTCTTCAAAGCTTCAATTCTCTCAAACTCGCTTTAAGAGGATTATTTTATTAAATTGTGTTTCCTTAACCAAAAACAACCTTCATTCCTTTTATGTCTTTCTCATACAACAGCATTACATATATTTCGTTCCTCTCTGAATAAAACTCGACATTCCGTCAATACTTTAGATAGGCGAAGGCCAGAACTCATTTAATGAAATCCCTAGACTTCTCCTTTCTCCCTTTTGGAGAACCAGCCGAGCAGTTGGCTTTTGCTAGCTGCTCTTTTATCGTTTTGGATGGCCACACGCTTCTGTATAATCCCAATATCCTTTACATTCAGTTGAATTAGGTGTCATTTTAAAGTCTGCTAAGCTTTCTGATACGCATTCCTTTAAATTAGGACGATTAGGAAGATACATATTCCAATAACACTCTGTGCAGCTACAAGTTAATTCTTGATCGCCCTGCACTTGGGCCACTTTTGTAAAGAATGCTTCAAATTCATCCATCATCTTCTATCCCCTTTTTTTACAAAATGAAATTTTTGTTTAGTTTTTTATTATCTCTGGATTTTCATAGATACTTCCAATGACTTCTACACTATAATCTTCAGGAATCCAGCCGATACAATAAACATCCGTATATATATCGTATCCAACCATATCTACTGTAAAGGCCCCATCTAATTCATAAACTTTAGAAATATATTCTTTTTCTTCTGAATCATTAGGAACAAAAATTCTTACAATATCACCTTCATAAATATCATTACCGTACACATCCGTTATTCCCGTAAATTGTCCAACAGTTTCAGATACTACCCTTTCATGACCTTGCAATTGAGCTTGTACGATAAAAGGAACTGTTTCTGCTTGTCCAGTCATACTGTCAAACATATATCCATCCACATAATAACCATGATGCCATTTCCCTCTTTCATCTCTTCCTCGACACTTAATTTCTCTCATCATTGTTCCGCCTTTCTATTCAAATAGCGTTTTTGTTAAAGTTTGTTAATGTATTTCCATGTCTCATCAATTTTTTGATTTTGTATATCCATTATTTGCTTATAATTATCTAAACGTTTTTCTAAGTGTTTTAAATCCAGCTTTATACAAACGATATGACTAAACAAAATACCGATAATTATCCATAAAACTAACTCCATTACCTTCACCTCGCTTCCGTACAAGATAACGATTTTGTATTAATGTCTGGACTCCTATATTTCAAGAAGTCCAGATTGCATCATTTACTTAACTTGAACTAATGGATTAGCTTCACCACTAACTTGTGGTAACTTACCATCCCACTTTTCGATTTTCTTCATTTCAACGATCTCTGGAGTTAAAGATTCCTTAAGGATTTTGTTTGCTTCTGCTTTACCTCGCGCCTCTTCAATAGCTTTCTCTGCATTAATTGTGGCTTGCTTCTTCTCAATCTCTGCTTTCTCTAAGTTTTGTTGAGCATCTACTACACCTTGAATTGCTTTCGCTGTATTTGTATCTGGTTTAGGAGCTTCTAACGTCACGGAATCTACTAAAAATCCAGTACTATCTACCATTTTTCTAAACTCTTTTTCAATTGCTCCGTTAATTTCTCCTTGATGCTGAAATACTTCTAAAACGGAATAATTAGAGAAAACGTTTAATGTAGCCTTTTTAAGTCGAGTCTGTAACCAACCGTTCTCGATTACATCTGGAGCCTGTCCTTTAAACTTGTTATAAATCTTAGGTAGTTTCTCTGCATCATTCATGTAGTCATAAGATAGACTAACTGTTAAAGGCTTACCATCTTTAGTCTGTACACTGAACTTGTCCACTTTAACTGTCTCTGTTGAGATAGGATATGCTGTTACATGTTTGAGTGGAGATACTAAATGCCATCCTTGACCTAAAGTTTCTTTTTCAATACCAGTACTTCTGTTATAAACAACACCTGCATGCCCCTGATCAATTACCTTGACACTCATTGCTGTTAAAATTCCACTTGTTAAAAGACTAAAACCTAATACTGCAGCCCCTACGATTTTCTTTGTATTCATTTTATTTTTCCTCCTTGAATATGTTTTTAATTTTTAATACTACGTTTCCAATAAACTCAAAGACTCCTAAATTACCTGCCATAATCCATAAAAACGATAACATCATGATAAACACTATAATTCCTACGAATAATGAGAACATCACAGCACCACCTTTTATTCAAATAAGGATTTTGTATTAGTTATCAATTCCTATTTCCCTTTATTTTGTCTAATAATCCGTAAGAAAGACCTGTTATTACGCCTATAATCCAACCTAATAAAAATATAAACGTATATCCCACTGTATCACCTGCTTTGCTACAAAATTCAAATTTGGTCTTATTATCCGACCGTTCATAAAAATCACTTAAGCTTCTCAATGTATGTTGTTTTTACATGAATTGCTTTTCCATTAACCCAAATCACCATTTGTTCTCCATATCCAGTCTTAGGTTGTTCGTAAGAAGTAACTACACCCTCATTCACCACAAAAATTTGATTCTTTGTTACATCAATTTCAGCTTTCATTTTTATCCGTTCTCCTTTTTCTATTTCATATACTCAACAACATTTGGATTAAATCCACTACCTAAATAAATCCTCACTGGAATGGCTTCTTTTTTATCACGTGCAGCCTTGCATAATTCTTCAGCAGATTCCCAATTAAACAGCTTATCAATT